GACGCAAGGACGTGAAACTTCGCCGCGTGAATCAAACTATTTTCCACAAACGATTGCCTTTCATGCTTTGTAATTTGGATCGTGTCGTTATCGGGCAGAAAAAAATTGTTGAATGCAAAAGCGCTTCCGGCTTTATGCGCGCCTATTGGGGCGAATCCGGAAGTGACGAAGCACCGATTGAATATCTTTTGCAAGTGCAGCATCAAATGGCCTGCGCAGAATATGAAGATTCTGATATTGCCGCTCTGATTGATATTGACGATTACAGGATTTATTCAACTCCACGCAATGACAAGATCATCCAGAAAATCGAGGATGCCTGTGAAAAATTCTGGATTGAAAATGTTTTAGCGGATGTACCTCCTCCACCTACAACACGTGGTGATTTGAAATTAATGTATCCGGTGAATAATGGTGATTTCATCGAGCTGACTGATAGCATCGATGCAACATTGATGATTCTTCAAAACAAGAAAGACGATATCAAACAGTTAATGTCCGAGCGCGAAGAATTGGAAAAAACCATTATCGAATTTATTGCTGACAAGGATGGGATCAAACAGGATGACAAGATCATTGCTACATTCCAGGCAAATAAATCCGGAAACCGTACATTGCTCATTAAAAAGAGGGGCTAATCATGACTACTCAAAGACAGGAATTAATGACACAACCATTCAGTTTTGTACCGACAACACTGAAAGAAGCTACCGAATACGCCACTATTTTTGCGAATAGTGGCTTGTGTCCTGAAGGGTATAAAGGCCGACCAAATGATATTTTAATCGTATGGCAAATGGGTAAAGAGCTTGGACTTGATAAAATGCAATCGCTTCGAACACTGGGCTGCATCAATGGAATGCCATTTGCGTACGGTGACGGTCTTTTGGCTTTAATCAAACGTCATCGGGATTTTGAAGATATGCACGAATGGCTTGAAGGCAGCATTGAGCAAAGAAATCTGACGGCATTTTGTAAAATGAAACGAAAAGGTCAGGAACCGGTTACACAAAGTTTCAGCATGGAAGATGCCAAGAGTGCAGGCTTGTGGGATAAGAAAGGCGTCTGGCAGCAATACAAGAAACGGATGTTGCAACACAGAGCACGTGGATTTTGCGCCAAGGACGCCTTCCCTGATGCCTTGTTTGGTCTCATGTCAGAACAGGAAGCGTATGACGTTGCAGATTCCAAAAAGATTGTTGAGGTTCCAAAACCGAAATCCAAGGGGATATCTGGCCTAGAGGAATCACTTGGAATTGCGACAGACGGTGAAATCATTGAAGCTGAATACACCAATGTTGCCTCATCAAAACTGGATGAATTAAAAGGATTAATCGAAAGTCAGAATGTGAAACAAACCAGTATCAACGCCACTCTAAAAGGATTTAACGTTGAGTCTATTGAATCACTGACTGATGAACAGATTGATAAATGGAGTAATCACTTAAAATCCAAGGAGAAAAAATAATGCAGTTTAATACCAAACAAATGAGAGAAGAAGCGCTGCTGGCTAAGGGGCAGTACCATTTCACAGTGCTTCAGGCACGTGAAAAAGTATCTAGCAATGGAAATGAAATGTTCATTTTCAAATTGAGACTCGATAATGGTCATAAAAAATTTCAATTTACTACAACCCTTGTTGTGATGCCGTCCATGTTTTGGCGTCTTGAACACTTTGCTGCAGCAACTGGTCTCACACAAAAAGTTGACTCTGGAAATCTTATGGCGCAGGATTGCGATGGCAAAGAAGGCTATCTTGAACTCGATCACAGAGTTAATAAAGAAACCGGCGAACTTGAGGCTTATGTAAAGGATTTTCTAAAGCCTGAATTGCCGCCGGAACATGTTGATTTTATCGATGATGATATACCAGCATTCAATTGATTTTGATTAAAATTTGCGCCAAAATGTTGCTCGTTCGCATGGAGGCGCAAATGATTTCAAGATGTTGTAGTACGGAAGTTTCAGTTGTAAATAGCGAAGATTCTTATTATGTTTGTGATATGTGTTTCAAGGCATGTGATTTAAGGGAAATAAAACATGAATCAAGCCAAATGGGAAATCATAGAGAAATCAAACACAGATATAACCGAACGAATGAAAGTACCCGGCGGCTGGATTGTTTGCCGAACAAGCGGGTGGAAATTCCCTTTGAGCCATGCCAATTGGTTTGTGCCTGACTCAGAACATACGTGGGATGTAGAGATACTTCCCGCATAACGATTTATGGCTGTAGGCGAGTTCCTCATCACTGTTGATTCTCGCTGTCTTAAATGACCACTACAGTCGCCTTTTTATGGCAACCTCGATGTGGTGTGACACATAGTCGCTACAGTAGTGATCACGATGCCGACTGCTACACCGGACGCCGTTAGAATCGGCAGGTTGTCTATATTTTATGGCCGACGATACTAGGGCTTAGGTGAAATAAGTTAAGGAACTGTGCGCAAACATTACTTAACCCAAAGACCCCAGCACCGCCCGAGGGAAAATAGGCCACCAATTCAAGGATGACTATATGCCATTAAAAAAAGGTAAATCCAAAAAAACTATCTCTGATAATATTCGCATAGAACGCGAAAACGGAAAACCGGAAAAGCAGGCTATCGCTATTGCCATGTCTGTTGCAGGCAAATCAAAAAAGAAAAAGAAAGCCAAAAAGAAAAAATAATAACCCACCCAAGGATACGCAAATGAATGTTTTAAATTTCATCGACTGGATTGCAATAATTTTTTTTGGCGGGTCAACGCTTCTCTTGACGTTGACCGCCATTATTATCTACGCAGCCATTCACGGCAAAAAAAAAGATAGTTTTTATTAACTATCTTCTTCGTCTTGCAAAAAGTGTTCCGCAAGCTGTACAGGTTCCTGCTCCAAAGGTAGACAAACAACTCAGGTAAACTGTCGTCGTTGTTGATACATTCACACGTAATGAAGGTGCATTTAATCCACCATATGTAGATGTTGCAACCACCTCTGCGGCCGCTACTGTAGAAAGATCAGAATATGTTGCGGATGTTGTATTTATCCAAACTTGCATGGCTTGAAATGCTGTATTTGCTTGAAAAAATACATTTCCATAAACGTCCCAGTCACCGGCTGTCAAGGAAATTGAAGTTACATCCTTGTTTGTGTTGTTTGTTAAAGATGTAGCAGACGCGGCTGGAATGTTTGAAGTAATAACCTGCCCGACATAACCCGCTGTTCCTGCGCTTGCATCGGTAAATCCTCCTACCAAACAACCGCTTGTTCCCTTTCCAACCAAGGCTATCGCAACATTGCTATCTGATCCAGCAGCCTGAAAACCTGGAGAATTTGCTGTTGCGGCATTGAATATTGTCACATAGTTTACAGAGCTGCCTGCTGGAGACCATGCCATCATGGTATTGCCATTTGTATCCAGCAAGGAAGTAATGATTTTTGGAGAAGTCAAAATCATGCCTGATGCTGATATGCCAGACGGTAATGTTGTGCTCCATGATGGAACGCCACCTGCACTTGTCACAAGGACTGAGCTATTGGCTGTCGCAAGAGCTGCCATTACATTGGCACTGGAAGCATATAAAAGTGTATTAACAGCATTGGTAGCAGGATAAGTACTTGTGCTCCAGGCTGGCGTAGTTGATAAACCTGATAGCAAAAGTTGTCCGGCTGTTGCAGTACCTGCCAAAATTCCCAGTGCGCTCGCTGAACTATAAACAATGCCGCCGTTGGAGGCCGTCAATGACGCATTCGTACCGCCATTGGCCAGGCTCAAGGGAAGTGTCAGAGCAGTCTGGAAATTATAATCAGCATACCAGGACGCGGCTGTCGTGCCGGATGTCAGAATACAAGTCACAAGCAAGGTTGTATTGGAAGCCATTGCCTGAATGGTATTACCACCGGAAGATTGTACTGTTACTGTACCGGTTGAATTATTAACAATGTAATAAGCCTGACCCAATACCAATGTCGAGGTCACAGGCAACAGAACAGTTTGTGTTGTTGTACCTGTGAAAAATTGTTGAAATTTGCTTGCTACAGTCAGTGTTGTCGTAGAAGCCGCTGTTGCCGTTGTAGCATAGGCAGAGATAAAACTGTTCGCTGATAAATTGATATTCGCATCCCATCCGGCAAACAATGATGCCGCCGGCGTTGCTGTATACCCAAGCGTTGTCTGCATCGCTGAAGTTGTTGAATCAGCAACCAGTGAAACGGCTAATGCAGTAAATGCCCCTGCTGTTAAAACAGCAGAATTGTTTGAATAAATAAAAGTATTCGCGCTTAAAGACAAGCCGCCAATTCCCAGCAAATTGGGATAGGCACCTATCAAAGCCGAAATTGTGATGTTGACTTCATCAAATGCGGCGGCTGAATCACCAGCATAGATAATATCTGCCGGTACAGGCGTTGCCTTTGAGGGAAATTGATATAACCGTTCGTTAGCCATCCTTAGCTCCTTCGATTATGAATGTTGTGCTATTACATTAGCGCCCGTATTGGTTGTGACGAATTTATTTGTGTTGGTAATGACAAAATATTCATTATCCGGCAATGGATTATCTGCATTGATAACCATTTGCTGAATAGGCAATAACGTAGCCATTTTAATGATTGAATGCATATAAAACCCTCCCTCATCCTTTAAGGGGTATTCAAATAGGGAGCGCCAGCCCATGACATACTGGTTGCCGTTGTTGTTCGTGAAACACCATTTACAGTTGCACTTGAAAGAATTTTGGTTGCGCCCAATATATAAACATATCCGGCTTGAGCGCCTGGCCACCATTGAGGTTCGCCCTGGGCATTTTGCCAGACAATATCACCTGCGCCACCAACGGCAAGATAATAGGAAATACACGAAACACCACTACTGATGAAAGCGGAGCCAACGGTTACGGCATCGCTGTACTGCGGAACAAATCCATAAGTTAGCATATAACAACTCCCTGTCGTTATTCGGTATAATATACCACATCGTAACAAGAGCCTTCTGTGATCATGTCGCCATCAAGCGCCAGAGTCATCGTTTGAAAAGCATCAACTCCATGTGATGCCCAGTTGTGCACTGGTCGGTTCTTGTACGTACCCATCTTATCATCAAATTCCTTACTATAGTTAGAGAGACAATCAATTAATCGCTGGGTATTTTCTTTGTTGAAATCGCATAGATAAAGCCTGCGACGCATGGCTTCTATGGCATTTTCCTTGCTGGTTGGCCTTGGGACAATAAAAGCGTTCTCACCCATTTCCCGCATGAAATCGATTGTATTTTTACCCGTATTGAAATCCCGCTTCTGACCATCGTGCGGGAAGAAATGATCTTTAAATGGCAAATTGTATCGAGCACAGAATCGACGAATCTCAGTCACATAAAAAGCAAGGTCTCGATTGTTATTTTCAAGATAACCAATGACAACAGGCTTCACATAGTTGTCTACTTTCTTTGTCTGAAAAAGCACAATAGCTGTGCAATCATTGATTCCGATATCAAATGCCGAATATACATTAGCCTGTGGAATGATAAGCTCGGGAATCAATCGATTGTTATCAAAAATATTTTTAATGGCATGGGCAAAATATTTGGTTTCCTGATTGATTTGAACAACGCCGTAGTATTCCTGTTGAATAAGATATTCTGGCATTCCGGCGCGACGATCTTCCTCGATCATTTCATCCGTTATGTATCGGTTTCCGTCCTCATCAACAAGATTTGTAATGCTGTCAACACGACAATACCAGAGCGGGTTGTCTTTATTATTTTCGATTAATTGATAGAAATGATTCATACCGTCAAAGGTTGATTGTCCGAGCATCCAACCGCCATTCTGACGAAGCGCAGGCAACATGATGTGAAATACACGCGGGTCTTGGAAAGCAAATTCCGCATAAACAATTCCGCGAGGGTTTGTACCGCGTAATTTATCAGGATCGATATCAGACCCTACTACCCAGATAACAGAGCCGTTAACGAGTTTTATTTTCATTTCCTGATTATTGACAGTCTGAATCAGGCGTTTCGGAATCATGTGCAAGAATTTCAAACTAACGTTATCCGGCAAGAGTATCGCGCCATCCCAAAGCACAGCGCGAGCACGGACATTGGTTGGATAAACCATCATGTAGAGCCCTGGTGATTCAATAGCGCCTTGAATAACAAAGTTCCATGACTCAACCTCTTTACCCGACCGGCGTGGCCTCTCCAGCAAATGACGCAATACTTTCTTTACGAAAAGCTCAATCGCAGCTTCGATTTGATACGTACGAAACTTGATCATCGGAACTTGCGCTGTCTCCCCATCCTGAAATTGAATGATAAGATTCGCCTTTCCATCGCGATAGGTTGTGTATTTGGCAGCATTCATTACTGCGAGATCATTGCAAAGCGCTGTTGCTTTTGCTCTGATTTCTTTCAATATCTTGTTCATGATGTTCTCCGTAGAACATTACTGGCCAAGATATGTAATTTGAAAATTATTGAATGTGCCATTGGATGCGAGGGTCGCATTGCCACCGGTCTGGTTATTGAAAACCAACTGAACATAGTCAGTTGTTCCATTCATAAACAAGGTAAATGTACCGGTAAAAATAACAGCACTTGCGATTTTATTTTCACCAAAGGATGTCCAGATATCACCATTTTTATATAAGTTCAAAGCGGCTGTGCCTGTTGTAACCAATGGTGAAACCTGTATAGAACCTGTCACAGTATAATAGCCAGGACGTCCCGGTGTCAGGGCATGAGTCGTTGCATTGAACATTGAAAAATTGTCGTAATCCACGGTATCGAGAGCGACCACAGTTGAACCGGCACCCACTACCTGATTGCCTGCCATATAAACACTGGAACCATAAAAATAGATATCAGAAATGGAATTTGGATTATTTAATAACCACACATTATTTCCGAGATCATAAGTGAATGTATAAAAACCACCACCGGTTAATTCACCGCCTGTCAGATTTGTATAGTTGCCAATATTTCCATATTTTTTAACAGTTTTTGCCGCGCCACCATTAACCGATAGATTTGTTGTCGTTGTATTGGAATTACCAACCCGAACGATCAAAGTGTTTCCATTGAAAAATTGATAATTGGATTCAAGACCTACTTCAATGGTATTGGCTGACGGATAAATATCCGCAGCCACAGCGACCTGATATCCTAAAAATTGATCGACAGTTGTTGGAAATGAATTTGCAGCATCATAATATCCAATCAAACGGGCGCCATCTGTACCAGGTGCATTATTGGCAAGCATCGATTGAAGAACACTTGCGCTCGGCACTGTTGAAACTGTTGCAGCCACAACGCCTGAACCACTTCCTATCCAGAATTGATTTTGTGCGAGAGGCGGCAATTGCGTATAAGGCATTGCATTTGGCAGATATGTATTAATTACATAGGATAGATTTCTCTCCAGATTATAATTTTGATTTTGCTGACAGAGAAGAAGTAATCGATCAAGCGCTGCATCAAGATTTGTACCATTGAATGCCTGCGCACTGCCGAAACTGGTATTTAAACTGGCCGCTACCTGACGATTGATTGTCAGATAATATCCTGTAGTAGGCGTAAACAATAATGTAATGTAGCCACCTGTTGTCGGATCAGCATTGAATGTTACCGTGTATTGGGAATTTAACGCCAAAATATCTGCACTTGGAACCGGTAACGCATTCGATGCCTGATAATAGACCTGTATATCAGTTGAAAGCGGCGCATAAAAAGCAAAGGTATATTGCGTCTGTGCAGAGTTAGCTGTGTACTGAACAATAGTTTGCTGTTGCGGAATAATTGGCATTGTCGATATCCTTATCGTCAAAAATATTATGATCCATATAATTGTGTCTGTCCTGGCTGCAAGAAAGGCTTATCCCCAAACATTTGACGCATATAGGGCGACACAAACGGCATTTCCGATCCTGGAATTACATTGTGCGCTACCTTTTCAAATGCTTGCGCTATTTTCTTCATGTCCCCCTGCTCTGCTCCCTCTGAAATTCGATAGGGCAATTTAATGCTATCATATAGGAGCTGGATGGCTGGAGTGGTAAAGAATGATCCGGCTTGTAAATAAGGCTTATCAGGACTATAAAAACTACCCATAATACCAATGCCAGGTAACAAAAGATTTTTGCTGAATTCAATTTTATCTCCAAAACTCATTCTATCCCAATCGGGAATGGTTTTACCTTTGCCCAGATTACCCAGATAAATAGATAGATAAGACATTGGCAATGTTGCACCAAAGAGAAGCGCTCCAAACATTATTTTTGCCTGAACGCCATCTGCATGTTGCAAGCCCTGATAAAGCACTCGATCGACAAATTCCAACGGATACATTTTAAATTGCATGATAGATCGAAGAATTTCACCATGCACTGTTCCAGATTGAGATCCAAATGTTGACATAGCCTTCATAAACGCACCTGGAGTTAACACAGAATTTTCTGACGCCACATCAAACATGGAATAAACTTTTCGATACAATTCCTGTCGTAATTGATACAAAGGCTGTTCGACATTTTCAAATCCATAGATTTTTCTCAAATCATCGTTAGACAAACTCTCCATGGCATCCATAGTAAATAAATTTTTACCTTTGAAATTGACAGTATGATTTCGCAAAACGTTCCATTCACTATCGCTAATATTAAATTTACCCAACATTTTTTTCATTTGATCGGATAAACCATCAAATTCAAGCTTTGCATTTTCACCCAAAATTCGAGACTGCAATTGAATGGCGCTTAATTTATTTCCGCGGTCAAGTGCTTCCATTAATGTTGCACGATAGAGTGTGGCATTCATATCATTCAATACGCCGCTTACATCATTTGCCTCCATAAAGCGTGCCATATAGCCAAGATGTGTATCAGTCATTTCCTTGAAAGCATTTGCCAGAAATTTTCTTTCTTCAGTCGGAATCGCATTAAACATTCCGCTTAAATAAGTGCCATAAGCTTTGAAATAATCATAACCCCAACGATGCGCAAACATAATTCCGTTTGCAATATCAGGAAGAGATTGAAACGTGACGACACCTATCA